TGATGAGCATAGGGCTTCGTTTTAAATTTGTAATGTATCATTTTTATTTCTTCTTTCTATTGACATTTATATAATAAAGTCCTATATCTTGTCAAGAAAGTTATGAGTGATTATACAGATCTGAAAAAGAATAAAGAACCTATCGTTTATGTGCTGCAGGAATTACCGGGTACAAGAATGGGCCGTCCTAAATTTAATATTATGGGTGCTCAAAAATACGGTAAGTTAAAAGTGCTGTTAAGAGAAGACACACAAATTATTCTGAGTCCAGGTCCCATCATTTTTGAATTAAGACGTTTGTTAAAAGATTACAACTCAGACGATTATTTATTATTATCGGGCGACCCATCGGTGATTGGTATTGCTGTTGCGATTGTATCTGATATAAATAATGGAAGATTTAATTTATTAAAATGGGACAGACAAGAGAAAGTGTATTATCCTCTAGAAATAAATCTCTACGAGAAAGGAAAGATAGATGAATAACATTAACTTTGAAGAAGATCAAAAAGAAGCAATTACACAGACGAACGATGTAAAAGCTTTATCAGACCAAGTGCTTAATTTAAGAAACTTGGAAGATAGAATAAAAGAGAAAGAAGCTGAATTAAAGAAATTAAAAAAAGATTCAGATATTATTTCTGCAGAAGTCATTCCAACAATGATGACAGAAATGAATATTTCTACTTTAAAATTAGCAGACGGTTCCGCTGTAGAAGTGAAACCCGTCTACGGTGCTTCAATCCCAATTGCAAAAAGGGAAGAAGCATTTAAATGGCTTCGAGACAACGACCTAGGCGACCTTATTAAAAATGAGGTAACCGTTTCTTTTGGTCGTAACGAAGACAACAAGGCAGCAGAATATGCTGTACTTGCACAAGGTCAAGGATATCAACCGATCCAGAAATTAAAGGTTGAACCCATGACACTTAAAGCATTAGTCAGGGAGCGTGTCGAATCTGGAAAAGACATGCCCTCTGATTTATTTAACGTGTTCGCAGGAAACCGAACCAAACTAACAAGGAAACAATAACAATGAACCAAGAAACAAATGTAGTAAAGAAAGAGAAAGCGGGAGCCATAGCTGTTGCAAATTTTGAAGCAGACTCTGGTAAAGGTTTAGGTAATTTAAGTCAAGAAGACTTAGCATTACCTTTTCTAAAAATACTCGGACAATTATCTCCGGAAGTAAATAAAAGAGACGGAAAATACGTGAAGGGTGCAGAACCAGGCATGATTTTCAACTCTGTTACAGGAGAATTGTTTGATGGTGCAAAAGGCATCAATGTAATTCCATGTCATTATAAGTTGGAATACATTGAGTGGAGAGATCGTGGCGAAGGCTCCGGTGCTCCAGTAGCTATTCACTCATCATCTAGTGATATCATGACAAAGGTAACAAGAGATGCTTCGTTTAAAGACAGATTACCTAACGGTAATTATCTTGAAAAAACAGCGAGTCATTTTGTTGTCGTTGGTGGCGATGCGCCTTCAACTGCTTTGATTGCTATGAAATCTACTCAATTAAAAATTAGTAGAAAATGGAATAGTATGATGGCAGGAATTAGATTGAAAGGTAAGAGCGGCTTATTTACGCCGGCATCTTTCAGCCACATTTATCGTTTAACAACGACTCAACAGTCGAATGATAAAGGAACATGGTTTGGATGGGAAGTTAGTAAAGTGGGTCCAGTTGAGGACGCTGCTTTATACCAACAAGCTAAAGCTTTTGCTGAAAACGTTTCTAAGGGAGACGTCAAAGTTAAGCACGGCGAAACAACTCAAAAGCAAACCGATACACATTTCTAAGTTTCATTACCATGGAATGAACCTGGGCGGAGCGCGAGAGTTAACCGCCCAGCGGAAAGATGATTATGGAAAAAGAATATATAAATATTTTTAATGGGTATCGAGGTGCTTATGGTGTTGCAGATTGGACCAACGCTCAAGTAGATCCGGAAACAGGTAAATTACGACCCGATTATCGATGGGCGTTTGAACCGTTTACTGATCAAATTTATATCGACCATTTAAATGGAAAAGAATCAGTCGGCATACAGCCGACCAATGAAGACAGTAAGGCAATGTTTACTGTTATTGATGTAGATCCAAAAGATTACAAAGACTTTAGTAAAAAATTTTATTTAGACAAAATTCAAGAATACAAATTACCTTTAATCCCAATCGAATCCAAAAGTGGAGGACTTCATTTATTTTTATTTATGAAGGAATTTGTGGCGTCGACCATACTCGTGTCGTTTATGAGCAATCTTCTTCCTCTTTTAAAACTTAAACCTGAAACAGAAATTTTTCCCAAACAAACCCATCTACCCAAAGACAATGAAACAGGAAAGTTAAGACCGGGACAATTTATTAATTTACCTTATTATAAAAAAACAGAAAGACAAGCGATTAACCCTCAAGATGGAACATATTTTACGTTTGAACAATTTATAGAAGTTGTTAAACAAAATTTAAAAAAAGAAGAAGATTTAAAAACCGTCACAGCAGAAATTGACAATAGAATATTTCACGGCGTGGATGATGATTTTTTACATGGACCGCCATGTTTACCCCAAGTCGCTAAAATTGCAAAAGAACCTGGTTTTGATGGCAAAGACAGATTTATGTATAACTATCATGTGCTAGTCAAAATGAAATATCCAGACAACTGGCAACAGAAAGTAAAAAACGCGCCAGTAAAGTTTTTTGAAGAAAGACATGCAAATGCCTGGGATGACAAAATGTTAAATGCTAAATTAAGATCATGGAGTAAAAGTGAAAAAGGATATACTTGTACCGAAGATCCAATCCATCCGTTTTGTACCAAAGGAATATGTGTTAAACAAAAATTTGGTGTGTTATCCGGATCTAAAGGATCCTATCCAATTATTACCAATCTTAGAAAAATAGATTTAGATCCAGAACCAGAATATGAATTTGATGTTACAAGCCCTGATGGGATTGGCGCAACAACTGTTCACTGTAAGTCTGTTGAACATTTAAATGATCAAAGAAAAAGAAGAAATTCTATTGCAAAAGCAGCAGGATTTCCTCCACCAATTATTAAAGGATACGAAGATCAAATCATACTGGAAGCTTTATACAAAACACAAACTGTCGTTCATCCTCCAATTGGAACCTCTTCTAAAGAAAAGTTACATGATGTACTTCATGCTAAAATTAATGGACCTAAAGCCATGAATGATGCAAGTTTTAAATCCGGAACAGTCTTAATTGACGAAGGATATGCTTATTTTAAATTTGATAAATTTTATGATCGGTTAAAATCAAAGAATTGGAAAAACAACGAAGATAAAACCGGTGCAATGATGGTGTCCATTTATAAAAAATGTGAAATAGAATTTTTAGATCAAAAAAGATTTCCAACAAAAAACAAAGGTCAACATCATACATCAACCAAAAACGTAGTAAAAATTTCTATAAAAGAATTTGAGAATGTCCCAATCTACCATACAAAAACTGAACATAAAAAGGACATTATATGATCCGCAAAATTTTAGGTCCACCCGGAACAGGAAAGACAACAAAATTATTACATTATGTAAGAACGTTTGTAAAACTAGGAACCCCTTTAAATAAAATTGGTTATTTTGCCTTTACTAAAAAAGCTGCCGGTGAAGCAAAAGAAAGAATGTTGGAGAATCACCCAGAATTAAGTGCGTCTGATTTAAAAAATAATTTTAAAACTTTACATTCTCTAGCTTTTTGGCGGCTAGGATATAAAAAAAGTGAAGTGATGCAAGATGAACATTACGAAGACATTGGAAAAAAATTAGGAATAGAAGTAACGGTTTATAATAATGGAGAAGAAACAACAGGTTTTGTAGATTCAGACAGTGAGTATTTTAATTTAATTAATGTAGCACGAATTAAAGGGATAACGAGTGAAGAAGAATACAATACCGATATGTATTCTGCGGATTTAGACAAAAATGTTATTCCAATCTTAGAAGATGAAATAAATAATTATAAAGACGCTTTTCATCTAAAAGATTACACCGACATGATTACCAAGTTTAATGATTCAAAACTTTGTCCGCAATATGACGTCGTTTTTATTGACGAAGCACAAGATTTATCACCTATTCAATGGAAAATGTTTGATATCTTAAAAGAAAATTCTAAACATGTTATATTAGCTGGCGATGATGATCAAGCGATTTATGGCTGGGCTGGAGCAGATGTTAAGAGATTTCAAGACGAACCAGCAAAAGAAATTGTTTTACCAAAATCATATCGAGTACCAAAATTAATACAACATCTGGCCAATAATATTTTAGATAGAATACCTGATGATAGACGATTAGAAAAAGAATGGAATGCAAGAGATGAGGAAGGAACTTATTCACCAATTACTTCTATTGAAGATGCTCCGTTGCATAGTGGAGACTGGTTAATTCTAGCTCGATACAATGATAAACTTATAAAACTAAAACCTATTCTACGAGAAATGGGTCTTTATTTTGAATATAAAGAGAGAAAAAGTTATCGGTCCAGACTTTATAGTGCCGTTAGAAATTACACTCGTTGGACCACGGGATCATTACTTTCACTCATGGAATGTAAAGATTTGTTTGAATATTTTGGAAAAGAATTTACAGCCACAGAAGAACGACAATATGATTTAAAAGAATTTGGCTATAGTCCTATTCAAAAATGGTATGAAGTTTTTGAAACGGAACCCGAGGACAGTTTATATATTAGAACGATGCTAGAGAAAGGTGAAAAATTATCTCTACCAGCCAGAATAAAATTATCTACAATTCATACAGCGAAAGGTGGAGAAGCCACCAATGTTTTATTGATTATGGATAATACCAAACTTATTCGTGAGGCTATCGAAAGAAGCCCTAATAAGGAAGATGAGGAAAACCGGATTTGGTACGTGGGCGTCACACGGACTAAACAAAATTTATATATTATGGCGGCAAAAAAGGAGGACAAAGGATATGACATCGAAAGTATACAATAAACAAATTGGTGGATCCCACTACAAGAAAATGAAAATTCAGCCAAGCGAATTTGTGGTTGCGAACGAATTGCTTTTCCCGGAAGGAAATGTTATTAAATACATTTGCAGACACAGATATAAAGGAGGAAAGGAGGATTTAGAAAAAGCTATCCATTTTATTGAAATGATAATTGAACGTGATTATAAAAATATTGAAGCTCCCCCAGAATCATGGGTTGATGGCTACAAGAAATGGAAAGAATTTAAAGACAAAGGAGTTGTTAGTGACAAAGTAAAACTTGGAGATTTAAAAAAATTATTAAAAGAAAGGTGCCCTCATAACTAATGATTATACCTAAATTTGAAGCACAAAAAGAATGGACAACCCCATCTGAATTTCCCGACTTAAGACAATATGATGAAATTGCCGTAGACTTAGAGACCAGAGATCCAGATTTAAAAT